GTCAGATGGGCGTTGCAGAATTGCAAGCACGTTCTTCTCAGGAGATTGCTGCCCAAAGCGATGCAGTTAAACTTGCTAGCGAGGCAATGAAGTATGATAGCAAAGTCGCAGGACTTGAAGCAAGAACACAAGGTCAACCACAAGCACAACCACAACAACCTCAACAATAAAAACTATGGCAACGAAACCAGGTCTTTATGCAAATATCCAAAAAAAGAGAGCTAGAATAGAAGCTGGCTCAGGCGAAAAAATGCGCAAACCAGGCGAGAAAGGCGCTCCAAATGCAAAGGACTTTAAAGAATCTGCTAAAACAGCTAAAAAGAAATAACCACTAAAACCCCAGAAATCATGATGTACGGAAAAAAATCTATGGACGGAAGTCCTAAGAAATCAATGACAACCGTTAAAAAGCCAACTAGCACAAAAAAATATACTGCTGAAGGATCGAGTGAACCTATGCAGTCTTCTACAGGCTACGCAAGCAAAAAAGTAAACACAAAGGTAAATATGCCTTCTAAGACAAAGAAGTGACATGACGACCAACGAGAATGTAAATTTTTCTGTTGGTCGCGAAGATAGAATACAAGCAACGATATATGATTTTACTTTCCCTCCTATTGAAAGCACTTTTATAGGAAGGGAAAGTCAAATTCATTCAGAGCATAATAAATCTGGACTCTGGTATGTTTACGGACACTTTGAGGAAGACACAAAAGAATTGTTTTACATAGGACTTGGAAGGCACAATAGATGCAATCAAATCACTAGAAGGAACAAGTATTGGCATGCAATAAAGAACAAACACGGATTGATTATAAAGATTTTTTACTTTGGATTGAGTAAGGAAGATGCTGTAAATAAGGAAAAGTTTTATATTAAAAAATATTGGCCTAAAGCAAATATGACTATAGGCGGTGAGGCGGGAAATTCTGAAAAAACAAGAAAAAGAGTCTTTGCCTACAATAAGGATGGAACATATTTTAGATCATTTGATTCGATGTTAGAGGCAAATGTTTTTTTTAACAGAAGAGAAAATGACAGTAGGATTTCTAACTGTATAAAAGGAAGAAGACTTAGCTTTGCTGGTTTTATTTGGAAAGAAGAATTTAGTAGTTCGGTTTCAAAATATAAAAAGCCAAAAAGACATAACGCAAAAAAAGTTTATAGATATGATTTGAACGGCAACTTTATGGAATGCTTTGAAAGTATGAATGATTTTAAAGGTGGATCTCATTCAGGAATTTCTGTTTGCATAGACAAAGATTACACTTATCACAGTAGCTTTTGGCGAAGTTATTATTCTGAAAAGATTGAGGCGACTAAACCTAATGCTGCATTAATAAAGTCTAGGAAAGTAATAGACACTTTAACAAATACAATATACCCAAGCATATCTTCTGCTGCAAAATATCTTGGATGCAATTCAAGAACACTGAGAAGAAAGTTAATTGGAGAAACGCATAATAATACTACATTTGTTTTTGTATGAGCCAGATAAGAAAAACTACAAAAGGCAAAGGAAGGAATTATCTTTCTGTTAAAGAGGGCGCTGGGATGACTGCGGCCGGAAGAAAAGCGTACAACAATGCGAACAACTCAAACCTAAAAGCTCCTGCTCCAAACCCCAAGACTGATGCTGACAAAGGACGGAAAAAATCTTTCTGTGCAAGATCGGCTGGCTGGAAAGGCGAACGCGGGGTTGCGGCCCGAAAACGCTGGAACTGTTAACTCAAACTAACTAATCATGCTAGACTTAGCCAAAGGATCTGCTTTAATACTGATTGCAATATTGGGCGCATGCCTTGGATTTGCATTTATTGTTTCAATGGCAATTGTTGTTGTCATTTACTACGGCTCACTATTTCTAGCCGAGCACGGAATGAAGTGGTTGTCATTTGGATTTCGAAAAGTGTACAAACTTCTCGTTTGGTTCTTCAAACGATTTGCCGACTTCCCTATGGCAATTGGGCTTGTTGCAGCGGTTTATTTCATCAGGAAATGGATCATGGACATTGATCCTTATGCAGCGTTGCCCTTTTTTGAAACTTGGGACTATGTGGCTCAGGCAGCATTGCTTACTGTTCTTTTCTTCTTCTCATTCTTTGCGTTCCTTTACTTTGATTTCAGAACGATATTCAGGTACCTGTATCCAACGGAAGAGCAAAAGAAAAATACCCTTCATACATTCGAGAACGATTTTAAGACAATCAGACCATGGCAAAGATTGCTTTCTATACCACTATTGTTCTCTTTGTTGCTGCTTGTTTTTTGGGTAGCGCTCAAAGTAGTAAAAGCAGTCGTGTAAAAAATCCTTACACCAAAGGAGAAAAGGTTGCTGTATATTTTTCTGACTTTGTTGGTTTCAAGGAAACGCCTTTGGGATCAAACAGGGGATGGCTTCCAGATGCGGGGAATAAGTTGACAAATGTTCCCAAGGGATCTTTCTGGTGCGCGAGTTCAATGTACTATGGATTCCATACAACGGAAGAATGTTTCACCGTACCAAGAAGTGCTTACGTTCCTGCGTGGGTAAATAGTAAAAGCCCATTGATAATTGTTCACGATCGTAGATGGAAAGTTCCTGCGGGCTACAAGCCGTATGTAAAGACGGGATGCTTGTTTACGATTTACTTTCCAAAGCAGAAACGCGATGCTCATATTGGAATGATTGAAACTCCCAATGCTGACTCAACAACAATTACAACTTTGGAGGGAAATGCAAGCAACGGCCTGAGCCGAAATGGTGACGGCTTTTACCGGAATACAAGAAGGACGGCAACACTTTCTAAATGCGCATGTCCACCAGAGGTACTTACGTTGGAAGAAATTCGTAGGTTTGTAGTAAATAATCCATATAAAAGATGAGTCTTTCAACATACAGGATCATAATAACGAGTTGCATTATCGTCTTTCTTTTCTCAATGGTAGTGTGCGTGGACAGTTGTAATGAATGGAGAGAACTAGCTCACATTTCCAACCAAAACTACGAGTCGGAAGTTAACAATTCAAAAAGATTGGGTGACGGCTTTACCAAAACATTGCGGATAACTGAAGAGCAATTTGCGGAACGCGAAGCGGGATACATTGATTCTTTGTCGAAACTTTCAAAAGACAAAATAAGACTCCAAAGAGTTATTGACTTCTTCAAGATTGAATTGGAGAAGGAGAAGAAGAATATTAAGATTCAATGGAGGGATTCAATTCTTCCAGGAGATTCGATAAGAGTTGGGCGACTAATAAAATCTTTGGAAAGTTGTTTAAGTGTTAGTCTGTATTCGCCCGACAATGATTCCTTTGCTTACTTGTCATATAAGTACAGTTTGGACGCGGCCCTTATTGTTTACCAAGGAAAGCGAACCAAAGACTTTAATATTGGGAAATTAAAGTTGTGGCGATACGGTCCACGATCATTGAACGCTGAAATGTTTACCAATTGCGACTCAGCGAAAATAAACATAAACCACATAAAAATCATAGACAAGTAAACTACCCACCCACGCAAAGCGATGGGATGGGCTTTAAATCTGAATAATGCAAAGCACAGCTAAACATATCCGACTTTTCAGGCAAATTTACGATTGCCCCCAGCGTAGCAATATTCAGCGATGCGTTTACATCAGCGTCCATATTGTTTCCGCAGTTGTTGCATTCAAATACCTTTCCTTTCCTATTGCCTATGTAGTGGCAGTTACTACAAGTCTTGCTTGTATATCTTGGATTAACCAAAACAACCTGAACACCATTAAGAATGGCTTTGTAGGAAATGTATTGACGCAATTGATTGAACGACCATTTGCCAACTCTTGTTCTAAATTTCTTACCTTTTTTCAAAGAAGAAAAGCGGATGCCTTTAAGGTCTTCAATGGCAATTCCTTTGTTTTCTTCTTTCGAAATTTGAACAATTTGTTTTGCAATGGTGTGGTTTATAATAGAAGCGGTGGTCCGTTCTCTGCCGCTAAGCCTTTTCAAGAGTTTTTTGCCACCTCTTGTGCGTTTGCTTTGAACGGAGCTTCTTACTTTTTGTCTTTTTTCTCGATAATCTTGAAGGGTTTTAGAGTTAAATTCTTTACCATTACTAAGGGTTGCAATGCTTACAAGTCCAAAATCCACACCCAAAAAAGACTCTACATCAGCCACATCTTCTTCGGGTACATCAACGGTCTGAAACAGGTAAAACTTTCCTTTCTTGTAAACCAAATCCGCTTCCCCTTTAATGTAAGGCAAATAGTTTCGGTTATGGCAAACATAAGGTATTTTAATCCGACCACCAATAGCCCAAAGAGAAACAATATCATTCGGCTTGTAGGTCATAATCCTACTATCATAACCAATACTACCAAGTGGTCTAAATTCACGTTTGGTTTTCTTGTCAAGTTTGTAGGCATCAGCAACTTTTGCAATACAACGTACAATAACTTGACTACTAAGTTTAAATGTAGCCTTGTAGCTATGATATACTTCGTGATGGAGTTTAAAATTATTGAAAATACGTTTTTCCCAAGCCACGTCAGATATGGCATTACAAACAGCATTAGCTTCCTTCATCGTATCGAGAAGCAAGTTAGCCTGTTCATAAGTAGGCAAAAGTTTCATTTTAAGCGTCAACTTCATCATGCAAAGATACAAAATAATTTCGCATATCAGAAAATAATTACTAATTTTGTCAAACAATTTAAAGCGTGGCAGTCGCATTCCTCCCAACCACCCTACGGGATAGTTGGGTTTCCTGCTCTAATCTTATGAAAACACGATTACTATTGCTAACGCTTTTCGTCTTCGCGTTCACGCGATCGGAAGCACAGATTTGCGAATCTAAGTGCGTGAACCAACCATTGACAGCTACATACACCAATGCTCTTGGCGTACCAATTGTCAACGCGGCCTACACTTACAACTGGACATCAACCCTTCCTGGATTTGTTGGACAAGGAACCAATCAATTGACTTGGGCTTCTGTTGGCGCAACTGCTGGCATTTACACGGTAACACTTACCATTGATGCTGCGGGATGCGACACTGTATTGAATTGCCAAGTTGAGGTGCTTGATGGAACTTCATCATTTACAGTTGTTCCTATTTGCCAAAACCAAGGAATTGTTGATCTTGATGCCCTATTCAATCCTTCTCCAGCGGGCGGAACATGGTCGGGAACTGATGTCCTTGCTGACGGAACCTATAACCCTGCTAACGGAATTCCAGACAACTTAACCTACACTGCAATTGATCCTGTATCTGGTTGCGGAGGTGTTTCAAACGGAACGACTGTTATCAATCCTTCACCACAATCTGGCATTATTACATTCAACTGATGAACCCAATTACGATCAATTTCTACGATTCGTTTCAGGCTATTGTTGACATGAT